AGCTGTATAGGATTTGTCTGATATTTTCTGCTTGGCATATGCACCACCACCTTACAACTATTTTACTATATTTTTAATTTATTTCAAGTGAATTATTTTTTTGCGTTTACTATAATATATTCGTTTTCTTGAAAAATCTGTGGTTCGTCCTTATTCTCAACAGCACTGATTTTAATCATTTCTTCCATCCTCATATTTCCCATTCCAATTTCCTGCGCTTCCAATATCAACCATATTCCCATTGCACATATAACGGTTACCGCCAAGTTCATCAGGAATCAAATTCATATTTTCTAATTCTCTCACATCGTTAGGCGACATAAAACCATTCTGAATACCTATAGAATAACCTCTCATACGGCTTTCGTAATCACCCCTTAAAAGTCCGTCAACATTGAATTTTACAAAATATTTCTTTTTTTCCTCAGCCGTAAAAAGTGACCTCATTATCGCCTGTTCCCACCTTGACACCCACGGGTCAAGAGTATATTTCACAAATTCAAGAGACTGCTGTTCTATATTTGAAAAAGACGACTTTTCCAGGTCCCCGACCATATGAGGCGGTACTCTGAAAATGCGGGCAATTTCGTCAATCTGAAATTTTCTTGTCTCCAAAAACTGCGCTTGCTCAGGAGCGATAGAAATAGGAGTATATTTCATACCCTCCTCTAAAATTGCTGTTTTATTGGCGTTGCCGCTTCCTCCATAAGCCGCCTGCCAGCTGTCTCTCACTCTCTGAGGGTCTTTAATCAGACCTGGGTGCTCCAATACTCCGCTTGGCTGAGCGCCGTTCGCGAAAAACTTAGAACCGTATTCCTCACAGGCGATAGCCATACCAATAGCGTTTTTCGCCATAGCAATAGGAGAATACCCTATAAGTCCGTCAAACCCAAGACCCGGAACATGAAGCACCTCATAAGGTTTAAGTTTGACAGTTGATTTTTTATTTATAGGAGCGTCGTCAGAGCTTACCATATACTCGTAATACAGATTTTTCTTTTCATCACGGTCAACTGTCATTCTGTTAGGCATAAGAGGATAAAGTCCCAATATTTCTCCTCTGCCGTTTCTGATTATTTGAGCATAGGCATTACCCCACAGAAGCAAATGTGTCATAAGAGTCTCACGAAACGAAAAAGAAGTAATTTCAATATTGGGCTCATCATGCAAAAGAAAGTACAGCGGATGGTCAAAAGCTTTTTCTTTGCCGCCGTCTTCTGTATACCTGTAAAGATTTAAGGGTAAACTCGCCACCGCCTCTGCTAAAATACGAACACATGCGTAAACCGTTGTCAGCTGCATTGCCGAACGTTCATTTACACGTTTTCCGGCTGTGCTGTTACCAAGAAAAAAACTGTATGCGCTTCCCGCTGTTCTGTTTTTGGGTTTATCCCTTGACTTAAACAATCCGCTAAAAATTCCCATAATATCAGTCCTCTCAAAATCATAATATTAAAAGCCCTCTGTTTTCATATACGCTTTCCTGTTTTTTCGCGTTTCTTATACACCTGTCAAGCGCCATAATCGCCGCCACGATTCCGTCTATTTTTTCGGTAGATTTATCTTTATCTACTTTTTCATTGCCCGCATGGTCTCTTCGTATAACAACATTTCCCGCCATCCATTTTAAAACCGGATTGCCGCCGTGGTTGATTTTACCTCCCATCAAAAGTTTGTAAAATTCCTTTGTAGGCGGTGACATATCCTTGTAACCCTGTCCGAATGGGACAACGGTAAAGCCCATACCTTCAAGGTTCTGCACCATTTGAACCGCGCCCCATCTGTCAAAGGCTATTTCTTTAATATTATAAACTTCGCCTAAATCCTCAATGTATTTTTCGATAAATCCGTAATGTATCACATTTCCCTCGGTAGTGTTTATAAATCCCTGTCTTTTCCAAATGTCATATAAAACATGGTCTCGTCTGCACCTTAGTTCAATTGTATCTTCAGGCAGCCAAAAATAAGGAAGAACGACATAATCCTCATCTTCCGTTCTCGGAGGGAAAACAAGTACAAATGCCGTTATATCAGATGTACTTGAAAGGTCAAGTCCACCATAACATTCTCTGCCTTTCAGACTATCAAAATCAATATGTTTGTTTCCTCGTTCGTATATATGGTCAGGAATCCAGCAAACGGTTGAGTTTACCCACATATTAAGACGAAGCTGTTTAAACACATTTTCCTCAGCGGGATTATCAAGTGCGTTTTTATAAGCCTCACGCACTCGGTCAATCCTAATTGTGTAACCAAGAGAGGGATTTGCCTTGTACCAGTTTTTCTCATCAGTCCAATCGTCCGTTTCCTCCAAACCATAAATCACCGGATAAAAAGTCGGGTCTGCTTTCCTGCCGCTCATTATATCCTTTGCTTTTGTGTGCAGTTCATAGCATATACTGTTTTTATCCGTTCCCGCTGTTGTTATAATAAAAAACAACGGCTGTTCCCTTGCGTCACCTGAACCTTTTGTTAAAACATCATACAGCTTTCGGTTTGGCTGAGAGTGAATTTCATCAAAAACAAGACCTGAAACATTCAATCCGTGTTTAGTTCCAACCTCAGCGGATAAAACCTGATAAAATCCGGCATTGCTGTAATTTACAAGTCTTTTCTGAGCTGTCATTATTTTTGACCTTTTCATAATAGCCGGACACATTTGCGCCATATTTTTAGCTACATCAAAAACAATTGACGCCTGCTGTCTGTCGCTTGCCGCACCATAAATCTCGGCACTTGCCTCATTGTCAGCGTATAAAAGATAAAGCGCTATAGCGGCGGCAATTTCACTCTTGCCATTTTTCTTAGGTATTTCAACAAAAGCAGATAAAAACTGTCTTTTCCCATCAGCTTTTACAATTCCAAATATGTCTCTTATTATCTGTTCCTGCCATGGCAGAAGTTCAAAATTAACACCCGCCCACTTTCCTTTGGTATGTTTTAGGTTTGAGATAAAGGCAACCGCTCTGTCAGCCTTATTTTTATCATAATACGAAGTTGACAGCATAAACTTTGTTGGCTTATATTCCATCACTTTTCACCCCCTCAGCAATTTTTCCATTTCGTCAGTGGTTTCCTCAACTGATTTATTCGCCACAATACGGCTTCTTGCAGACGGCGTCAGTCCAAACTGCTCACAGAATTTAAGCATTATTTTCAAATTTGTCTGTGCTATTGAAACCTGCGGAACCTGCTGAAGATATCCATTGGGCGTTCTGATAATAGAGCCATGCTGCGTTAAAAATTCCTCGGCTTCTCTCCACCGGGCATAGGCTTGGCAATATCCCGCAAAAGCTGTAACATCAATCTCCGTTAAAACACCCATATCCGCCAAAATTCCGCCCGTTCGTGCCCATTCAGCTTTTGCCTCGTCCTCTAACCAATCAGGGCAGACAGGAACGCCTGCAGGCTTTGGTTCGTTTTCGTTAAGCGGTCTTTTTCCCGGGTTGCCTTCAAGCTTTTTTAGAGCCGTAGGCTTCGGCTTTCTGCCCCTCGCTGCCATTTTTTACACCTCCTGTAATTTTAAAAGGAGTCCCCGAAGAAGCTCCCCATTATTTTTTAAGCGTTTTTTCTGCCTAATTCATAGGCGGCTTTATTTGTGTATATTATGGTTTGCCGTTTATGGCTTTCCAACTTTTGTCGTATGCCGTTTCAAGAATATTGCAGTCAAATTTAAACTTCCAATAGGCGGTATCAAGAATGTTGAAATAAGCGTCCGACGGAATACCAATCGGGCAGCTTTCGTCCATAATGTAAACCATAGCCGTCAATCGTTTACCGCCTGCTTCAACTTCAACATTTTTCTTGTAATAGAAAGTCGGGAAGCCCTCGTATCGGTCAAGGTTTCTTTCGTCCGTCTTGCTTATTTGCCAAATCAAGACGGGTACCGTTCCGCCTTCCTTTGGCTCTATTGTGGCGTAGGAGCCCGTTTTTGACCCCTTGAAAAGAAGCTCGTAGCCTTTTACCTCACTCTTTCCTACAAGCCTTGCGTTGGGGCAGCGTCGCGCCATCTGCGCCTCGTCCATATTTGAACCATATGCAATGTAGTATTTCATTTTAAAAATCTCCTTTCGATATTAGGATACACCCTTCTACCACCTTAAGACCGCCGCGGCGGTCGCAAGGTTCAGCATAAGGCTGTATCCTTAATGTCCGTATCTCCAAGCTGAATTTCCCTCAAGGTTTGCCAAAAGGTGCAGGCGGCAGGTTTTGAATTCGTCGCCTATCAATCCGAGGCGGAGGAGCCAGCAGCGGAACGCGTATTTTTCATTGTCCGTCGTCGTTCTTCTTGCCGAGGCTTTTTTCTGTGTTAATGCCTGATGGCTAATCGCAAGGCAAAATTGTGTGTAGGCTTTAATCTTGCCTGCGTGGGTCGTTCCGTTGAAAAGTCTGAATTCAACCGTTCCTTTTGTAAAAGTGCTGTGCAAATTCAATCCGTGGTATCTGCTTTGATTGTAGTGCGCTGTTCTTTGGTAATCCGCGTTGTTGCTTGTGTACCAGACGTTCGCAAGTTCCTCAATAACTTTTTCTCTCGCTTCCTTTTCGGTAATAGATATATCACCATTACCATTTTTGGACCTGTTTAATTTAGCCAGAGCCTGAATTAACTCACCGCATTCTTCTATAGTCTGATTGCTTTGCGCATCAAAACCATAATGCAGCGCAATATATTTCATATTTTTAAAATTATTATATACTTGACCATTTAGTTCTTCGGCTTTGTTTAAATACCACTCACGTTTTTCATTATCCTGTTCCGCTGAGTTATTATCTTTTCGCCCCGCCCTGTATTCATACTTATAAGCTGTCATCTCACACCACAATGCAGCAAAACTCTTGCCCCACTTATCAATCATTTCCTCAATACATTCTTTACGGCCCTCAATATTATAATACTTAGGGTGGTTTATCATTTCCTTAGTTTCCGCCATTATTATGCCTCCTGATTACTAACATTTTCAACAAATAATTCATATTCGGTTTCCTGATTTTTCTCTGAATTATTCCATTCAGTCATTAATTCTTTATATTTATTATCTTTACTCAGGCTATGTACCCATTTGTTAAATTTAATATAATTTTCCGAT